GTAACCTATAAAGGATATAAGGATATACTTAAATAGGTATATACGTATATATGTATAATAGGTTAGGTAATGGTCCATTCGTCTAGGGGTTAGGACAGCAGATTTTCATTCTGTAAACAGGGGTTCGATTCCCCTATGGACTACTAAATATTTATAATTATGTCTAAAAACAGTGCAAGAAACAGTGTTCAAACACTTAAAGAATGGATTACGTTTATGAAACTTGATAAAAAACGTAAACCTAAAAAAGTTGAATTTGTTGATGATGAACGTAATTCGTTCCGTGAACATGTAATTAAAGCGTTTAAAAAATAAAACTTTGGGGTCGCCCGGTTTTGACAGTCAGTAGTTGTTCTTTGAGATGCAGGCAGTGTTAGTTGGAAACACTTAAATCACCTAACAACCAATAAATGCAGAAGTTTCTAACTTCACATACGAAGACGCTATCGCGTTCGTATCTAGTGAGTACGCTGTAGCAGCGTAATCCTTAGGGGCCGACAGACACATACGCCTAGCAACAGAAGTGTCATTTGAATAGGTAGTGTTCATCTAGTGCTTATACCTAAAAGAACTAGACTTTTTTGGATGTTTTATGTTGAAAAATATCCTTATTTGTCATTTAAAATAAAATGACTAAGCCTGTGAATGAGTCCTTTGGGCTTATTGGTTGGACGAGGGTTCGACTCCCTCCGACTCCACACAACAGTACCTTTTCAGGCCTCTGGTTTTATCCTAGTTAAATCCAAGCACACTAGTTAAGGTTTTTTTAGGTAATCAAGTGACTAGGCATAAGATATGACTATGGGGCTCTATCAAGGAGACGTCTTCGATATCCCCTAAACTCTTTGTTTGGCCTACAAAAGGTTTACCCATATATTTATAATATATTAATAACTAAAAATAAAGGTTATGACTATTTATAAAATTGAACAATTTGAAGGTACTGAAGATCTTGGATCTGTTAATATTTCTTTTGAAGATCTAAATGCTTTAGAACAACTTGAACTAAATCAAGTGATTCTTGAAGATACTGGAAGTTATGTTATTGGATTATTTACTGATGAATATCTTACTTTCATTAAATGTCTGTTTGAAAAACATGATATTAACTATAGTGTTACTGATGTGACTTCTCAATTCACCAAAAATACTCCTATCCTTAATATGTTTAAGGGTAAAGAAGATCAAATCAAGTCTTTTGTACTTAGTAATGTATCTGTTGATGATATTCTTGATAAAATTAATAAATCAGGAATGGAGTCATTAAACGAAATGGATTATATGGTTCTTAATAAATAAAGGTTATGGAAAAACGTTTTAAACCCCTTAAAAGAATTACAGTAGAGGAATCTGAGAAATATATATCTGCTGAAGAAGACTTTCAGAATAACTTTTTATCACTTTATACCCTTACATCTACTGATGATGGTTGGGAGCAAGTAACTTATTTCACTAAACGAACTAAGAAACCTATTCCTACTATAGGTGAAGGTAAAGAAATCATATATATTATGTCTAATCCTACGTATCCTGGGTTATTAAAAATCGGCTATACAGGTAAAGAAATTGAAATAAGACGTAAAGATCTTTCTAAAGCAACTGGGGTTCCAACTCCATTTAAAGTTGAATTTATTTATAAATTACAAGGTAGAGGAGAAGAAATGGAACGTGAACTTCATAAATACCTTAAAGAATATAGAACAAGCAACCAACGTGAGTTTTTTGATATTTCTCTTAAAGAAGCTATTAATTCTATAAAAATTATAGGAAAAAATTATATTTAAATTTGTAATCTCAAAATCAGTTTTATATATTTATTTCGTATGAAAACAACAATTTTAACCTTAGCTCTTGCCATCATGATTACATCATGTGGTAACAATGAAACAGCTCCTGTAGCTGACACTGTTAAACCTGTAGACACAGTTAAACCAGCAGTTGACACAATTAAATGTGATACTGCTTGTGCTGATACTGTACCTTGTGGTAAGTAATAACAGTAAACATTTAAAAAGAGCTTCATATTTATAATTAATAATATGGAGCTTTTTTTCTAATATTATGGACTTTAATAAAATATTTGATGTTTTTGATCAAAATGATGATCAAAAAGAAACGGATGATGTTAGTTTATTAGTAGACTTCTCCGAACATCCACTTTATTGGATTGGTGGTTTTAATAAACTTATAGCTAATCATTTATTTTTTAAAAAATATACTACTAAAATGTTTAAAAATATGTCTCCTGATAGTGATATAGAAACATTAGAAAGAGCAGGCGAATATTTAATGTTTAATAGAGCTTGGGACTATATTAAAGAATTAAATGTTCATAACTCTTTTCACATGGAATGCCTCAGAACGAAGTCTGATAGTGTATTATACGATTCATTAGAGGCGGCTATACGATTTTTTGAAAGTATAGAAGAATATGAAAAGTGTATTCTATTAAAAGAAATTCAAGATAAAGTAAAAGAATTTTTAACTTAAACTTGGCATATAAGTTTTAAACACGTATATTAAGATTACGGGTTATGAGAGAATAAGAAAGAAAAGTGGGAAGATAACGAGGGGTGAGAAACATTTATAAACATATAAAAACATGAAACATAGAGAACCAGTTCTTAAAAAATTAGACACTATTGAATCTAAATTAGCTAAATTAGCCCTTGGATTAAACCGAGGTGATCGTGATAATTGTTTTCAAGTGCTTAATGAAATTAAAGACACACTTGAACAAACTAAAGGATACATTGAATCTGAACCTATTACTGGGAACGAATTAAATCGAATCTAATACTAAAAAAATAAGTTATGAAATTAACAGCAGAACAAATCCAGGAAAATTGGAATGAATTTTTATCCTTCATTGATACTTATATTTCTGAACCTAGAGCCTCAGAACTAAAAGCATTTTATGAAAAATATGCAGACCGTATCATGTTGATGCCTGCAGCTCATAAAAAAGAATACCATAATGCTTTTCCAGGAGGATATGTTGAACATGTCAATCGCGTTATTAAAGCTGCTCTTGAATTACATAATGTTTGGGAAAAATTTGGAGTTGATAATTCTACATATACAACTGAAGAATTAGTATTCTCAGCCATGAATCACGATTTAGGTAAAATGGGTGACTCAGAAAATGAAGCATATATTCCTCAGACAGATCAATGGCGTAAAGATAAACTTGGAGAAGATTATATGTTCAATAATAAACTTGAATTTATGTCTGTTCCTGATCGTGGCTTACATTTACTTACTCAGCACGGTATTCCATATACTAAAAACGAACTTCTTGCTATTAAATTACATGATGGTTTGTATGATGAAGCAAATAAACCATATTTAATGGGCTGGCTTCCAGAACAAAAACCTAGAACATCATTGATATTTATTATTCATCAGGCTGATTTATTGGCTGCAAGAATTGAATTTGAAAAAGAATGGTTTCCAAAATTTAAAAATAGCGTGCCCCCAGCAGAAAAGAATTTTACATTAGGTCAAAATAAACAATCGTCTAAAAAAACACCTATTAAAACAAAAGCTTTAAGTAGTGTTAAAAGCGAAGGATTGAAAAATGTGATGGATGATTTTTTTAAAGATTAAATAAACAAAATAAATAAATAAAGGTTGTGATTGGTTTCACAGCCTTTTTCTTTTCAAATTAAATTATTATGTTAGTAACTATTATTGTTTTATCTGTGGTTGCATTAGTGTTAGGATACACTAGTTACAATCTTTTAACTAAAAATGAAAAACTAGAAGACACTGTCTTTTCCCAAGAAGAACTTCTTAAATTGTATGAAAACTATATGACTAATTTTTCATCGGCTATTGATTTTTCTAATAAAAAATTAAAAGAAGTAGACGCTAAAGGATCATTTTCTGGGGATGAAGAAATAGAATTTTTCTTTAAAACCCTTAAATTCTTACAAGAGCAATTAAATGAATTTAACACCAAAAAGTAATATGGCTAGTAAGAATTATTTCACCCAGGAAACTGAAGATGCTATTATAGCATATAATAATAGCACTGATCCTGCTGAAAGAAGCAAAATATATAGTGAAAAAATACATTATGCTTTCTTTAAATTAACCCAAAATATTATCCATACATTTAAATTTTATCATACAGAAGTTGAGAATATTGAAGATTTACAACATGAAGTAATAACATTTTTACTTTCTAAAATCCATTTATTTAACCCAGCTAAAGGAGCTAAAGCATATTCATATTTTGGTACAATTGTTAAACGATGGTTGATCTTATATAATGATAAGAATTATAAGAAAAAGGTAGCATCCACACCTATTTTAGCTTTAGAGGATGATCCAACTATAGGTTACACTATTGAAGAAAATAATTCACCTAGTGATAAATTATCACATAATGATAAGATAGCTTTATTCATGGATTTATATGTTGAATACTGTACTAACAATATCTATGAATTATTCCCTAAAGAAAATGACGCTAAAATAGCTGATGCCATTCTTGAATTATTTAGGAAACGAGAAAATTTAGATGTGTTTAATAAAAAGGCATTATATATCTACATCAGAGAAATTATTGATGCTAAAACTCCTAAAATTACTAAAATAGCTGATAGACTTTACGATATTTTTAAACGTAACTATATATTCTATCTAGAAAGTGGATATATAAAATTTCACTAGGTCATATTTATGACAAAATAAATATTATGGATAGTTTAGATTCTAATATTTTTGGTGATAAGAAACTCAAAGATTTATTTGAGGAAATATATTCTAACCAAAAGAAAAAAGAAAAACAAATCTCTACTTTAATAGGAGAACTAAAAGAATTAATTGATGATATTGGTGATGCCACTTTAATTGTTCCATTAATTAAAGAATACCTAGAAATTGGCGTTAAAAACGACGAACAACTTATTAAAATGGCCACCATCATCCAGCGTTGTATTGCTGCTGGAAATGCAGCAGGTTCTGATAATGGGTTTACTATATCTGAAGAAGAAAAAGCTCAATTATTAGGAGAAATAAATAAGTTAGGCGAGAATTTAAAATCTAAAGAGTAATGGCTATAGGGGATTATGGTTTTAGTGGTCTTTATAAAAGACAAAACTTAGGAAATTCCAATAATGATTTTATTACTGGCTTAGCTGAATCTTTACAAAATCTAATAACTATAGCTAGAGTAACAGATATAGTCCTAACATCAGAACATCCTAGATTTAAAAATGTTGGAGAATGGAATGGAATAGGTACTATATTTTATGAACCTATAGATAAACGATTACAATCTCCCAACAATACAGCTAAACCTTTAGATTCTAATTTAAAAAGATTTCCTTTAATTAATGAATTTATATATATAATAGCTTTCCCTAATACTAATTTAGACGTAGATCCTTACTCTATAACTAATTATTATATAAACAGTGTTAGTCTTTGGAACCACCCTCATCATAATGCTTATCCTAATAACTCAAATGTGTTAGCTCCAAGTCAACAAAAAGACTATGTTCAAACTCAAGTTGGTAGTGTTAGAAGAGTCATAGACCAATCAACTGAAATATTTTTAGGTAAAACATTTAAAGAAAGAGCAAATATTCATCCACTTTTACCTTTTGAAGGAGATACAATATATGAAGGTAGATGGGGTAATTCAATACGTTTAGGTAGTACTGTTAAAGATACTCCTAATAATTGGTCTGCAACTGGTGAAAATGGGGACCCCATCACTATTATTAGAAATGGACAGGGAACACAAAGTGAAGAAGGATGGATCCCTATTGTTGAAAACATCAACAACTCAGATTCATCTATAACTTTAACCAGCACCCAACAAATTCCTTTACAGGCCTCTAGTACTAGTTATATAAGTTATTCAACACCACCCACTTCACCAAACAAATATAGTGGTAAACAAATATTATTAAACTCAGGTCGATTAGTATTTAATTCTAACCAGGATCATATATTATTAAGCTCAGCTAAATCTATAAATTTAAACTCAGTAGAATCAGTTAATATTGATACTAAAAAATTTATAACTCAAGCAGATCAAATATTTTTAGGTAAAGAAGATTTAGCTAACCAACCATTAATGTTGGGAAATAATACAGTTGATTTATTAAAAAATTTAACATCTGTTGTTAAAGAATTAACAAATACATTAAAAACATTACAATCAGCACCTGTAGCCCCAGGCAGTCCAGCTGTATTTCCAACTTTATTAGCCCCTATGTCTCAATTAGTTCTAACTTTAGAATCTTTAGAAAACCAATTAGATAAAGGAGTATTAACATCAAAACGTAATTTTACTTTATAATGCCTGCTCCATTCACTATAACAACAACTAAATCTAGAGATAATTTTACTTTTGAAGAGTATTATAAACTTCTTGAAGAGGTAAAACAGGCTTATGGAACTATAGATCCAACATTAAATCCCTCCAGTCCAACTTATACTAATGATGTTAGACAAGCTTATGGTCAACCTACTAAACCTGATTTAATCAAAAAATTTGAAAATTTATTATTCATTGATGTAGCTCCTATCACTAGAGAATATGTTTCTTTACTAAGAGGATTTTTAACTCAAAAATATCCATATTTAGCTCCTCCAATCCAGAATGTATCTACACAGGATACTCGTATTCAAAATGAATATTTAGATATTTCTGAGATGCAAAGATATTTAACATTAAATGGATATAATTCTTATACTCAATATTGGCAAGCATATCAAGACTATAGAGCTATTACTCCTAAATATCCTCAACGCTCAACTCCTGGGACTCAAGAATTAAATAATGCTTTAGTGTTTGGAAGAAGGAATGCTAATCTATTTATCCCATATGTGGCCCCAGTTGTTGTTCCAAACCCAACCCAAGTAAATAGACAAACATCTCAACAACAACAACAAAATCAAC